GGTCTTCCGGTCAGTCCCGCCGTCATCGGGGCAGAGCGCACCATTCCGCACAGGAAGGAGGGGAAGAGTCGCCGCGGTTTCTGGTCAAAAAAGCTTCCACGGTCTCACGACGTTTGCGCGATCGGGAACATATCTTTTGTTCGCAGCGAGATTGCATCGCCTATGCTCCAGCCGCAGGTTATCCAGGTCGTCTGACCCTCCCGCTGCGACTGGTACCCGGTGCCCCACGGTAGGACCATCGGGTACCAGACCAGGTAGTCCCATGTTGATCGGCACCCCACACCGGGCACACCCCCTCCCATCCCGTACCAGTAGATAGTTTCGGATGCTTGCGATCCTTCGCCCACCACGGTGCACCCTACCCATCCGGGTACTGTCGCTTGCACTTGCACAGCTTGCACGAGTAGCCGCCCTCAGCGTTCGGGGAATGCTTCACCCAGGGATGGCCGCATCGCTTGCAATCACCGAGCATCATTCGTCCCCGTACCACTGCGCGTATTCGTCCAGGTCGAACACTATGGACCAGCGCACCCTACCCCCTGCCCCTGGACGTGTCCCGATGACGGCACCCCGTAGCATGGTCTCGTCATAGGGGATACGGTCGATCATGGCGCGGATAGCGTTCAGAGACGGCTGGATCGTCAACACCTTTACCTGTAGCTGCAGGTTGCCCGCTTCCACGTCGACGGGACCGTAATCCCACCCCCTGCGCGATCCTCCGAGCTTCGCTGCTACTAGTCGCTCCGCTGCGCTTCCGATCGCTTTCTGTCGACTGGTCGTCATGCCGTCACCCCGAGCTCGCGCAGAGCGATCGCGAATAGTGCGAACGCTGCGACCCATATCGCCAGTCCGACCAGTATCCACCCGATCCAATGCCAGCCCTTCATGCTTGCAACGGTCCGAATGGAGCCTTACGCCGACTCCCTGTACGTCGCTCGCTCCAACATGCCCGACATCGCCCGATGATCTTCCCGCGCTGGTAGTACCAGAACTCTTCATCTTGCGGCCACCATTCCCCGCAGCCGGCGCAGAGCCGTTCTATCCCGAGCTCCGTGACCATCGTAGGCCGCGCGTTCGGTTGCACTCCCCCTAGCACTTTCATCCCCCTACAGACCTCCGGATTTCATCGAACGTGCACCCCGCGAAACAGTGCAACAGCAGCTTGTCATCCGCTGTGATCTTCCAGGACAGAGACCGCAGTCGATCTTCATGCGCGGGACACTGGATCATGCCCGTCCTACGCGTGCGATCGAGCGGTAGGACGTCCATCAAATCTAAATGCGCACCCTTACTCACGTAGGTACTAGGTACGTATCTAGTAGTCCCTTCTCCCTGTCGTGGTAGGGGGTGCGCATTTGACTTTCGTGCACGGATAGCCTCGAGTTTCGCCCTCGCAGCATCCGCCATCCAGCCCAGGGAGTCGCCCACCTTGCGAGCGACTAGGACGATCCCACCGTACCGTCCGCGGACCGTCCAGCAGCCCAGGACACCCCATGCGGTCAGCTTGCGGAGCCAACGGCTGACGGTCTGACGATGGCACCCGATGCGCTCTGCCAGCTCCGTGAGTGACGTCTGCCGGTCGCTCGCGATGACGAGCAACGCGGCACACATGATCCGGTAGCCCTTGTCGTTCAGCCATCGCGGTCGACCCTGCAGGTCCGTGATCTTGTGCACGGTGGCATCCGGCGCGTAGCGGGTCATGGTCATGTACGCGCGGAAACCTGACGGATTGTCCTTTGACCATGCCGGTCCGAAATCGCCTTGCAGGGGGTCACGCTGCCGCGCATCCCATACACGCGCGTAATAGGCATCCAGGGTCATCGCTTCAGCCTTTCTCTAGGGTCGATCGTGCCCAGGGGGATAGGTCCGATCTCGTCAGCGGTCCAGGGACGGACAGGATCGGATAGGGGGTCGTCGGGGGTCGTCGCCAGCCGCCACCATTCGTGGCGGGCACGTAGTGCGAACGTCGGGATAGGACGTTCCTGGTACCAGAGCTCCGCTGCCCGCTGCGCAAGGAAACGTTGCTCCGTGACATCGGGGGCACTCATGCGGTACCGTGGGGCACGGCAGGCTCCATACTCTGCTACGGACCCGCACCGCTTCCCCCTACGGTGCGGGTCCCTTTTATGTCTCCGTCAGAACGGGAGGGTATCCCCGCCGGCTTGCGAGGGGTCACTAGCCGGCGGGGCGGATGACTGCGACGGTGGGAGGATATCCGTCAGCCGCGGCCACCCTTCCGCATCATGCTCCACCCGAGCGGTGCACGGCAATCCCGAAAGCTTCACGCTCTTACCGGCGGTCGGGGTCGTCCCCAACAGAGCCTTGATCCAGCGGTAGGACTTGCTCCGGCTCCCTGTCGCCGTGGAGCTGGTCCCGCTGACGGTGGAGCCGTTATCCAGCTTCACCGTCCAAATGCGGAAATCCCCTTCGAACTGGACCCCAGGACGGACCTCGATAGTGTCCAGGACGCCGGGGTACAGACCTTCCGGGATATCCTCCGCGTCGCCCCCGATCGTGATTTCCGAAACGTACTGCGCGTCGCTCATAGTCTCTTCCCCTTCATCGTTTCGCCCCATGCGTGGAGCGTGATACAGGCAAGGAACGCAACGCGCTCCATTTGCCCGACTGCGATCTCGACCTCGCGCACCCCCTCTTCCGTAACATGCAGGATGACGTACCGGTCAGGCTCCACCATCGGGTACGCGGTCGGACTGTTCGCCGGCGCGACATAGGTGGCCATGCCGTAGGCCGCGAGCTGTAACACCGCCTCGCGGTACACCCCCTTCCCCGTCTTGACGTCGGCCAGAACGGTCCGTCCGTCCCGATCGTAGGCGAGAAGATCGAACGTCCCACCGTAGCCGCCATACCCTGACGGTCCGTCCGTGGGCTCCACCACCATCGCCTCCGACAGTCGGAGCTTCCACCCTGACGCGAGCCACCAGGCCGCGTATTGCTCGATCCTGGTCCGCTCGCCATCGGGCAGCGTCTTCGGAATACCCTTCCCGTTCACTAAGTCATCCGCGAGCGCATGCACTGCCGTCCCGAGCTGCGCGGCTTCGTCGCGCTTCCAGGCCGATCGGGACGTAACGGCTTTGACGACTCCTTCATCCCCTACGGCAGCGAGCAACGCGGCCACCTTGTCAGGACCGAGCTCCAGGTAGGCTTCCGCGGTCTGCCGAGCCGCCCAGGACATCAACGGTCCTGACTTGTCCAGCATGCCCAGGATCGTCGTCACGCCGGGGTACGTCTTCCCCTGGAAGGTGTACCGATGATCCGCGCTCCGCTGGATCGCTGCCGGCGTGAACGGATGGAGCGCCGGCGCGCGTGTCTCGTCCTCGATGATGGTCATGCATTACCCCCTGCGCACGCGATAACTGCGATGGTGAAGACGTACCCGATCGCGAGGATCGTCGCAGCGTCGATGACGAGCCGCATGGTCTTCATCGTCGGACTAGCTGGACGTCGCGCCAGTGATAGGCGCAGTACCGCAGACCGCCGTACCGATGCCGTACAGGACGCGCGCAAGTCCGCGTGTAATCACATAGACCGACACCCCGAGTCTTCACCCGAACTTACCGTAACGGCGCGGCTCGATCGTCGGGTAGTCGTCCGCAAGGACGCGTACCGGACGGTCCGGGTCGGTACCTTCCCCTAGCGTGTCGATCAATGACGGGTCCGGCGGCGGTAGGACAAGCCTCTCGCGTGGTCCTGTGCGGGGTTCCCGATAGACGTGCTGACCCGGCAAACGTCGCTTGTCGAGCTTGGCGTGCACTGGGTCGTCCTCAGGCTTGTCACAGGACGTGCGATGGGGAGGCTTGTATGAACAGGGAAGCGCTCTGCGTCTGGCCTCGTCGCGTGGTCCCGCAGCGGCCTCGACATAGTCGTGGTCGATGTCATTCGGGTAGCGTTCGTGGGTCGCCTTGTCGTGCGGACACTGGTAGGCGCACCCGTCGCGTGGTCCCGCAGCGGCCTCGGACGCTTTAGCGAGGATCGGTCCCCATTCGGACGACTCGACCCACGACGCGTCAAGGACATTGGCGATGTACCAGCCATGAGCCGCCAGCACGTCACGCATTGACGGCCGTGGGTCGGCTAGTCCGGCGACCTCGATCGCCCACGCGTCGTCATACGTGGTCGGGTCGTCCGCAGCACTACACACGTTGGTACCGTCCGATCGCTGCATTCAGCGTCGCGATGGCGACGCGGTCGTTACGTTCGTAGGCTTTGACCCGCAAGGCTTGTAGCCGGCGGATTAGGTGGCGGAACGGCATGGTCTCACTCCCATACAGATCGAAGCCGCCCGGAGAGTGAGCTCCAGACGGCTTCATATGATCGGAAGGACGATGCTCACTCATCAACGGAAGCATGCGCCGGTGACAGGTAGCCTGTCAACGGTACTAGGGGACTATGTACAGCCCAGGACCTAGCAGCTCCCCGTCCTCCGGAGGATCGAACACTTCCTGTACCTGTGACGTGGGGACGTACAAGGCAGCGAACGCGCCAGACGTCACCTCCAGCAAGGGGGTCGGACTCTCACCCGTCGTGCGCGACAGGACCGCCGCGAAACGCGCGGAGCTGTCATCGCTGAAGGTTTGTTCCTTCACCTTCCGTACCAGCTCGCCGGCCAGGCTGTAGCCCGAGACCGTCGCACCCTTCGTGATTTTCATGGTCCCCGGTCTTACCGTGCGGGTAAAGATCGCCATGCCATCCGCCTCCGATCCTCCAGCCGGTCCGTGTCCCCCGATCGCTGCCCAGGGAATGTGCGGTCCGGGGCATGCCTTGCGACTCGTGAAATCGCGGTGCCCGAGTAGCCCCATATCGGGATGACGGGACCGAACGTCCACCACGAGCGCCCCGAGCGCCCGACCCTGTTCGGCGTTCGGTCCCGTTGAAGCATAGCCCTCCATCTCCAGGGTGATTACCGCGCTGTTCGGATCGCGGTCCCAGGCTCCCATGACCTCACGCCGGACCCGAGCTCCGTAGGGTGACGGACCCTCCGTGGTCCGTAGGTCGTTCGGATTGATGGACCCGGTAGCCTCCGCCTCGCGGACCATTTGGACGATGCGCCCGGTCCGTTCGATGACGTAGTGCACCGACACCCCGCGAGCGTTCGGGCGGGACAGGAAGCCCACCGTACCGCCGCCCTCCGCCATATGGACCACGAACGCGCGTACCGGCCCCCTGCGGAGCCCGTACCGGTGGTATGCCGGCACGAACGGGTAGGACACTTACGCGCCGACCTCCGTGCCCCGGCGGAGGATCGCAAGCGACAGGACGTCAACGTCAGGGGACAGACCGCCAGTCTTCGCCGCGTACACCGTGATGACGTCCAGAGCGTCCAGGTTCAGGAGTCCGGATCGCTGTTCCTGGATCGACGTCGCGCCGTCCTGGTCGATGAAGAATGACCCGACGTTGCCACCGTTCACGCGGAGCTGCACGCGGGTCCGTTCGTCAGCCTCGCCGTTGTCGGTGCGGACAACCAACCAGTATTCATACAGACCCGCACCCCCTGACGGAATGGTGATGGCATCACCCGCGAGCCAGCCGCCCGGATCGTCAACGGCAGTGTTTAGCTGGAGCTGCGCGAACGTCGTGCCCACGGATACCGTCGCTCCGCCGGCCACCCTGGTACCGCGCGGGGTGAACGTTGCATCATGGACCGCCTGCCCCCATTCGGAAGCGACGGGACCGCCGGATACTGGTCTGGTCGGATCAGGCATTACGTAACGTCCAGCCAGTCAGCAAGGATGCGCCCACGTGCCACTCCATCGTTCGGTTTCCAGGTCCCGATACCGACTCTGTTCACAGTGATGGTCTTGCTCCCTGTCGCGCTCATCGCCGTGTAGTTGACTCCATCGAAGGACAGGTACCCCGTCCAGGTATTCGTTACGCGGGTGATCCGCAGCACATAGCCCGAGTGTTCTGTCGCGTACTCCGGCGTCGTGTTCTGCCAGCTCCCGTATGTCGTCCCCGTCCAGGCATACGCTGTGAGCTCCGCGAGATAGGTGTGCAAGTCACTGTTGAACACCAGCGCCACCCCGTTACCGCTGGAGTCGACCACGGCAATACCGGGCATCTTCTGTTGTGACGCGGGGTGGAGATTACCCTCCATCCGGAAGCCGCCCACCCTAAAGTCCAGGTTCGTGTTCGCTTGCGTCTTCAGGATCGACCCGGACTTGTCGTGGTACCCGAGCTGCACATGACTGCCGTCGATCGCTTGCTCAAAGCAATCCGTCAGCGCGAACGATCCTCCCTGACTGTTCGCCGCGAAGTTTGCCAGCGACGACCCGTCAAACTCTTCGTCAGGTGGGGATGGCTTCAGGGAGCCGTACTGGATCGTGGAGCCGCCACCCCCTGACGCTGCCGTAATCGCCGCGTCAAAGTCGTCCAGGATCGTTTGGACGTCCGTGCCGGAGCTGTTGCCGTAGCCTGACGAGACGGCGGAGATCGCGGAGGCGTCGTGCGCGTCCGTCGTGTCGCCGGTGTGCGCGGACAGGTCCGCAGCCTCTAGCGGTCCATGCTCCGTCCCGCCGTCGTCCTTGTAGTACAGCTTCCCGTCACTCTTCGCGTAGGCGTACAGAAAGCCTGACGGCGGGGTCCCTGGAGCCGCCCCTTCCACGAATATGACCTTCGGGTATTCGTTGTCACTCGCGACGATCGTTGCCAACTAATCGACCTCCAGGTAAAGCGTAGCGTCCTGGTCCGCGACGAGATAGTCCCCACCCTGGTCACTTACCAGGGTGTCCTCCGCCCCTGGGCCGGTCCCGCCGTCCGTCGCGAGTTTCGGAAGGAAGAGCCAACGGCTCCGCGTATCGGTGCGAGCCTCGACCCACAGCTCCATGCCGAGCAAGCGCCCAGTTATGTCGACCTTCCCAGGGACGACGACCCCGACACGCTCCATGATCTCCAGCGACGCGAAATACTCGACCTCGTTCGCGTCCCAGCACCACACGATCCCCGGCGTCCACGTCACTCCCGGCCACGCACGGTCCGCGAGGATCGCTGCAGCCCACCCGGAAGGGTCAATGGTCCGGGTCTGTTCGCGGTCCGTATAGGGGAGTCTGCCGTACCGCGGCAGGGGGGTGGACACGAGCTCCACCACGGCGGAGCCTGTCGCGTTCAGAACGCGGACGACCGAGTAGATACCGTCTTCCGACGATGACGCTTCCAGGTCTTCCAGGTTCGTGTATGTGATCTCGCGCCCGCGGTCGATCGGGTTGCCGTAGGGTCTAGCCTGAAGCGTGCCGGCGGAGTCTTCGAACACGATCCATAGGACCTCTCTCGCCGCCTCGCGGATGACGTCCCACACCGGCACCGGGTCCGTGTCGGGACGTGTCGCAAGCGCGACGTCGGGGTACGAGTCATCCGACCCGGTTATCTGTATTCCCCCGATCGCGATGCCCGAACTCGTCACCGCGTCCATGATCCGCTCCCGCAGGGTATCGCCCAGGGTCGTCCCGTCCGGGACCTCCGCGCGATGGAGCTGCGCGATGGTGGAGCTTGCGGTGATGATGCCGCGGTAGTCCGGTGCCTTGTACTTGTACCGGATGCGGTCGATGATCGCGGTCCGGATGACGTGACCGGACACGCTGTTACTGATACGGATGGGCACCCCGGAGACAAGCTGCGGCCAGTACGGGGAGTCGCCGTTACCAGGGTCCAGGACCCGCTCCGGGTCATACGTCTCCACGTACCAGGACTGCGCGTCCTGGTCCGCTAGGATGCCGCGTTCCGGAAACGAACTCCCCCATATCACGTGCGCAGTCAGACCTTCCGGGGTGACGTCCTGCCAGCCGGCCCCGCTCCAGACCGCTTCATCCCACAGAGCGACGTCCCACCGTGGGGCAGACTCGTCGTGGACGTATATCTCCAGGATCGCGTGCCCCGGTTCCGGAGGCTCATACCCCGGATCGACCGGCGGCTCTTCCGGAAGGTCGCCGCCCTCGTACAAGCTGACGAGCTGCCCAGCCCACCAGTGCGTCAGAGCGCCGTTCGGGTCGCCGTTGACGTTGTAGCCGCCGGCGGTAGCCGCTTCGATATACGCGACCCATGACAGGGGGTGGAAGTTTGCGGACGGTCCGCCCTTCCTGTCGTGGAGCTCCACGGCTCCATCCGTGGGAGCGATCGCCTCCGTCGCGAAATCGGTCGGGGTCCGCCATATCAGGCCCAGGAGTCCCCACCCCGCGCCGGCCATAAGGACGTCCGTCGTGATCGGGTCCGATGTCTCGTTGCTGTGGGAGTCGCCCCATTCCCAGGAGTCGACCCCCGACAGCTCCGCCCAGTAGCACTGCGATCCAGGCTCTATCCCGCCAATCGTGTCGCTGTCGCCAGACTGGACCTCGCGAAGCGACAGGACGCCGGAGTCCAGGCCGGCCATCGCCACCCCGTCAGGGTGGACGGTAAAGCCGTTCGGGGTAAGGGAGATCGTCGTTTCCCGCAACGCCTGCCATATCACGATGACGTTGCCGGGGGTCGGGGTAGCGTCCAGCGTCAACGTCTGGAAGACGTCGACCTCCGTATACCCTTCCTGGACGACCGCGATGGCCATCGCTTAGGGGATGCGCCCGGTTGATCGTGCGGACTGCACGGCGCGGAGTACAGCCTGCTCCACGACCTCCGGACTCCCACCCTGGACATTCACCGTGATACCAGGGTGCGGAGCTCCCTGGGAACCGGAGATCGAGCCAGTCCGCACGGCTCCGCTGGAGCTCGCGATCAGGTTCGCCAGTCCGTGCTGGCCGGCGAATGCCAGGACGCGTTTCAGGACGTCCAGCAGTCCCAGCGCTCCGCCTGTCGCACCCTTCAGCGCGTCGTCCACTTCGTCAATCTTCCCGCCCAGGAGATCGAAGCCGTCGATACCCGCCAGCACCCACGTCAGCAAGTCCGTCAGGGGACCGTCCAGCGCATCGCCCACCCTGCCGGTGAACGTTTCGAACTTCGCTTGTAGGGTCCGCTGTTGCGTCTCCAGGTCCGCTTCCGCGCCCGTCACCGTATCCACGCGCGGAGCAAGCTTCTCCATGATCAGCTCCATCCGAGCCGTCGCAAGCTCCCCGTCCGTCAGCGTGTCCGCGAGCGGCTTGCCGGTATCGGCCATCGCGCGAGCCGCTACCTCCGCATCGGTCAGGTTTATGCCCAGGTTCTTTAGCGGCTTCTCAGACCCGCCGGCGGCTTTGGCAATGTCAGTGATGATCTCGGACGGGTCCCGGTCCGTGATCAGCGACAGTGCCAGCGCAGCTTCCGCAGCGGAGACGGCCATCGGTGCCAGCTTGTCATCCGCGATGCCGGCAGCGGTCCCGATGTCCGCGAATGTCGCCTCCAGCTCCAGGACGTCACCCTGCGAGCCGCCAAGCTCTTCCATGTGGCCGGCGGCTTCGATGATCGGGGCGGAGAGATCGCCTAGCTGTTCCTGGAGTCGGGTAGTCGCATCGCCTACCCGGTCCGCTTCCGATAGTGCCGTCTGCGCGAAATCTAGGACGGCATCGACCGCGAAAGCGCCGGCGATGATGCCCCCGGCGGTCTTCGCCGCAGACCCGATCCGACCAGACGCTTTCTCGCTCTGCGATGCGGCTTTCTGGAAGGACTTAGCGTCCCCGATGATGTTGACGCGAACGGTACTGTCAGCGCGCGCCACGACGGAGCCTCCGTGCCGGTCGGGTCATGGTCTGTCGCCGGTGCTGCGCCGCTTGCTCCCGCTCGCGGATCAGGTACCCGATCTCTCCGAAGGTAAGGCTGTAGACGTCTCCGAGACTCCATCCCCAGGCCGTCGCGATATCGAGCGCGAGACGTCGAGTACCCGTAGGCTCGCCAGCTCGCTCCAGCTCGGCCTGACGTCGAAGCTCCGCAATCCGTACACCAGCATCGCCAGGACCCGTTGCGCCGTCCTGGAGCTGACGATCTCCGAGATCGTCATGCCGGACTCCCGCTCCGCGATGATCGACTCGCCCAGGGTAATCGTCCCGATGTCGAGCGTTATCGGTTCGTCCATCGCTCTGATGTCGTCCAGCGTCAGCGTGCGCGTCACGTGTCCCCTCCATTAGTCGGGCGCTTCTGTATCGAACTGATGCACGAGCTTCTCCACCCCGCGAGCATAGCGGTCCGCTACTTCGTCCCTGCGACTGTCCAGCGCGTCATACAGGAACGGTTGCGGCTCGATGTTCCGATCGCGCCAGCCAAAGTGAATAGGTCCCGCGTAGGGGATTAGCCGCTTGCCGGCCAGTACCGCCGCGCTGGTCTTCCCCGCCGTGGTCCGGATGGAGTCCCGCAGCCTGCCCGTCAGGACGGGGACTAGAGACTCCGCCTCCCGCTCCACGATGCTCGCCGCATCTTTATGGAGCTCCCGGAGATCGCCGGCGCGATCCTCCATCCTGTCAAACGCGCGCCGAAGCTCTTTGGCCCCCTCGACCTCTACCCCGGCGCGACCTCCGCGCGCCATCCGCTACGGGGTCGTGTCAAACGTCGGATCGCCGTCCAGGGGCATGACGACCTCCGCCGTCGCGAACACGTTACCCTCGCCGCCGTACTGGATCGGCACGAGCGTTACGGTGCCCTGGACCTCCGGATTAGCCGTGGAGATCGCGGCTTCATCCTTGCGGAGCCGGAATGCCACCTGCGTACCCCGGTTCTCCCACAGGTACCAGGCCAGTCCGGGGCGGGTGCTATCCCAGTCAATGACGGCGGTAAGCCGGAGCTCCCACGTCTCCGCCTCCGCGTCAGAGTGTGACACCCCGTCCAGGGTGCGGACCGTCTGGACGTCACCAGGGACAGGGACGACCGCGGCATCCACGACGTCCAAGCTGAAATCCTCATTGTCCCCGGAAGGGTCCAGGATGAAAGTGATGGTCTTCAGGATTTGCGGATTACTCGGCATCGTTATCCCTCCGTCATAGGTCGATCGCGCGTGACGCCGAGACGTCCCGCACTAGATAGGTGGCACCCTTCCAGTCCCGCCCACCGTCGCGGGACATCGTTCCCACGATCCAGCCGGGGAGCTCGCGGAGTGTCGTCAGGACCGTTTGACAGAGCGTGTCGAGCTGTCCCGCTGCAGCAGCGGCATCCCACAGACCGCCAACGATCGACAGCCGGTAATCCGCCTGCACCGCACCGCGCATGAGCTGCGCCGGATCGCCACCGTCAAACTGCACCAGCACGTACGGCGGAGCCATCCCGCCGGGGGTCGATGTCGCCCGAGCGCCGGCGTCGGATAACGCGTCGATGATCTCCGCTCGCGCTTCCACCAGGGTAGTCACCCGATGCCGGGGTTGATCGGGTACAGGACGGTACGGCTCGCGCGCAGCGGGTCAGCACCGAGCCGCGCGACCTCCCCATCCGGGGTAATGCTCAGGACTCCGTGCGGAGCGCTCCGCATTTCGAACAGTGCCAGTGCATCCAGCATCGCCGCAGCGGTCAGAGCGGCAGTCTGTGACGTCGACGGGGTGAACGCACCATCATCCAGAGCGTGCGCGATCGCCCCCTCTATCGCGTCTTCTACCGTGTCAGCCCAGGCCGACTCAGCGGCAGACGGTGCCGATACCCCGGCTTGCACCAGGATATCGGCAGCGTCCACGTACACACCCATCGCGCCGGCCCGATCGAACGCTACGGGGTGACGTCGTAGGCTTCGATGATCGCCGCGGGAATGAACCGGGCGAATGCACCGGTACTCCAGTAGGCGACGTCCCGGCCCAAGTGCGCGACGTCCTCCGCAGCGGCTTGGAACGGACCATCTTCGAACCAGGCTCCCGCCTGCCGGTTCGAAATGATGACCTTGCCCGCCGTCACGTTCGCGTCCAGGATCAGCCGGATACCGCCCACCCCGAGATCAAGACCCGCGATGGTGAAGTTTGGACTGACGACAGTCTGCGTTGACGCGGCAGCGGCAGCTTTCGCGTACTGCGCGAATGCCGTGGAGCTCAGGAGTGCGAACTCCGCCGGCTGGCCGGTTGCGTTCTGGATCGTCACGGACGCATCGACAAGGTTCCCGATGAACTCCGCGAGATCGTGCGACGCAAGCGCTTCCGCAAAGTCGAGCGTGGCCGATCCGGACTCCAGCTCCGTCACCGCTGCGGCATCCGTCACCGCTGCCCAGGCCGCGAGCATGATTTGCGCGAACGCGTCCAGCGCGGACGGCTGGCCGTATCGAAGGACCTGGTACGAGATATCCGCCGCGCCGGCATACGTCACGAGCGCTTCGCTCGCGAGTTTGATGTCCATGGTGCCGGACGTCACCTCCGCTTTCTCCGCGGACTGCGCGCCCACGAAATCAGTCAGGGTGCCGTCAAAGTACGGCCAGTACAGGGTAAGTCCGGCGATGTCGCCCACCGGACGCGGACCGCCAAACGCGGTGATGGCGGGACGACCGTTGTTGACGATGCCGGCGATCCGCTCCGTCACCAGGTTGCCGCGTGCCAGTCCGGCATTCGCGCCGGCAGTAAAGACCACGTTATCCAGTGCGCGGGAAGCGATCAGCCTGCCCGCGTAGTTTCGCAACTCGTCACCTTTCGGTGTCTGCGCCGCGGCAGCGTACAGCTCCCCCAGGGTGGCATAGCCTGCCAACGGGTCCTGGATCGACGTGACGAGCGCACCCCGCTCCGCCATGCCGCGGACGACCTCGCCGGCGGCCTCGCTCGCGAGCTGCCACACACTGTCCCGCGTCAGCGGCACCGGTGCGATGGTGGCCGGCTCTGCCGGCGGAGCCGTCTGCGGCTCGATGATCTCCGGTTCCACATTACCCTCCATGCTCCGCAGCGCCACGCTGGAGCTCTGATACGCGGGGTAATACGCTCCCGCGAGCGCCGCGATCCGTCCTACCGCGGTATGCATGATCCTGTCGCGAGTCCGCTTGCTCTTCAGACTGGACAGGACAAACTCCAGGGACACCCCGTCATTGCCGGCGGGGACCGTCTCCGCGTACTCACGCGCAGCGACGGTATCCAATAGCCGCCCCTGGTAGCGGAGTCCGATGTCGTCCTCCGCGAATGACACGGACCCGACGACTCTCCCGCCGTCCTTGCCGTGCCGATCCAGGAACGGATACGGACGCTCCGATCGCTCTGCCAGAGCCGGCGCAAACGCGCCGCGTTCGAAACCTTCCGCTAGGCCGGGGTATTCCGGCGTCCCGCCGGTCGGGGTGAGATCGCCCCAGCGGTACGCGTACCCTTCGATCGTCCTACCGTCCTGGTCCGTCTTCCCGTCACGGACCGCGACGGTCCCGCCGGTGACGTACCCGAGCTGGTCAGCCATCTTTCTTTGCGGTCCGCTGCGGCTTGTCAGCGTCCCGCCGGACCCGCTCCGCGGCCGGCAGGATCAGCTCCCCGAACGTCTCGTCATAGGCGGCTTTGTTTGCTGCGATGCGTTCCTCGATGGCGACCTTCATCGCCTTACCCTTCGCGCCGGCGTCCATGCTCTTAGCCATTGGAAATAGCCTCCATCGCTGGCGCTCGCGCGCCGTCTTCATTCAGCACCGGGTCCATCGGCATATGCAGGTCTGCGCGGACCTCTTCCACAGTCATCCACGCGCGAGCGGTGCCGCCCATACCGCCTAGTGCGATCTGGTACGCCTGCGCTTCCTCCAGGATCGTCCCGCGCGTCAGGTGACGGAGATCGAAGATGACCCGCCGCCCGAAGATCGCATCCCCTGGGAGCTCTTCCGACAGTGCATCCGACAGGGGACCCGCGTAGTCCGGCTGGAGCGTGAACCGCACCAGGTCCAGACCCGCCGCAGCGGCGTTCTGATAAATCAGGTTCCCCGCTTCCGTCTTCACGTTGACGAGATACGCGTGCACCCCAAAGTACCGCGCGATCGACGTGCCGAGCCGGGAAAGTGCCTCACTCGCGCCCTCCGCCGCAAGGTCCGCGCCCACGGTCCCAGGCTTCGCACCCTTCCCCAGCACCAACGGGTCCCCAGGGTCCGCGGAGCGGACGGACTTTATCCGAGCCTTGATGGAGTCCGCATCGTCATTCGTCAGCGCTTGATCCGTCGACACGTACCACGGCGGTACTCCACCCTTGCTCCAGAAATCAGAGCGGTACGAGTCTGCGGACCATGACGACGCGATCGACTCGCGAGCGAGCCGGATGGTATACGCCAGCTCGCGCGTCAGGGTCGGGAAATGCATCCGCGGCACCCATACCAGCCGGTCAGGGTCGATACGCTCCGCGTCCAGCCGGACCGTCGTCGCATTCTCCCATTGGACGCGCGTCGGAGCGACGGGGACCAGGGACATCGGGACGCCCTCACTGTCCCGCAGTGTCGAGCGGACCAGGTACACCCCGTTGTACAGCGCCATCGTCGCGACGCATAACTTGATCCAGGATCGCCGCGTCATCGACTGCATAGGCTTCCGGGTCAGACGCGAGTCAGGTAGCCGCTCCGTGTCGCGAAACTCTCCGACGTCCGCATCGGCCACCGCCGCCTGTAACAGCCTGACGCACGCGAACACGACGTCAACGGCCATGGACACTTGCTCTGTGACGTTGACGGAGTAGGTCGACTCGTGTCCTAGCAGACCGCCAGTATCGAAGCCATGCCGGGACGCGATCTCCGGCTCCGAGCTCGCAAGCGTTACCGCGGCGTCAGCGAGTCCCGCGAGTCTCTTGTCGCGCTTGCGCTTACCCACGCGCGGCGATCTCGTCCGCGGCTTGCGCCGACCGATCAGCCTCCCGCGACGCGATGCCGTTCGCGTGCGTGTATGCACCCTGGACCGCGGCGGTAGTAGTCTGCCGCGCGGTCCTGGTCTGGACCTCAGTGCTGAAGACGAACGACAGAGCCGCGCCCACGAAACCGGCGATGATGGCGATGGTATCGCTCGCGTTCGGTTCCGCTCGCGTCGCGTAAATAACGTACATGCCGCCGCCCACGACGATCGTCGCGATCAGGTAAGTAAAGGCAGCCCGGATGGTGTCGACCGTGGTCATGGCCTCGCGCGATACTCCACGGAGAGTCACTGTACGGCCATTCTCACGCTATGGCAATACTGTTTCTCAGAGCGTCAGAATACCTGCGAGCCCACGTCAGCCTCCGGCGGAGCAATGGCCGCCCAGGCCGCCCAGGCCGCAGCTCGCAGTGCGTCGATCTCGCCCACGCTCTCAGGGATGCTGAAATACCAGTCCTCTTCCATGCCGTGAGACGGACGCGCGTCGCGGACTTGCTGCGTCAGCAACGGATCATCGGCATGCGTCAGGCGCCCACCTATCAGCTCCGACCGGAAGAGCTGCGATGCCGCGCGTATCTCGCGCGAATGCATCGGCAGCGGCTTCACGTTCGCTTCCGCCGCCCAGGCTTCGATATGGTCCCCCGATGCTGCCGCGCGACTGAACGCGACGTCTGTTGCTTTCCATTCCTTCGCCAGCCGGCCCACCAGCTCCACCAGCTCCCGCGGTGACACGCTGGAGGTCGCACTGCGGGAAGACTCCAGCTCCCCGGCAATGCCGATCCATGCGCCGGCGTCCGTGACCAGGCCCACCGTCACCGTCGCGCGTCTCCAGGTCCCGACCGCCTCCACCCCAAGGACGACCCTGGAAGCTTCACCCGGAAGGGGCGACGTCTGCCGCTGCCAGACCCCCGGCGGGAGCCATTCATCCGTCGATGCGGACCACAGGTTCAGCGTCTCGGTCATGTACCCCGGACGGGACAAGGTATGGCGCGAGCCGGCGACGATCTCGTACGGGATGCGACCTTCCGCGACGGCGGGATTAGCCTGCTTCACCGCTAGTGCATGGTCCGGATGCTCAGGGTCCGCGAGATCGTCGTCGGCCGCGTACCACGTCATCCCGAAGCCTGCGAACGGCTCCGCTCCGTCGATAATCCGCCGGCCACGCTCCCACCATTCACGGAGTAGGACGCTGCGATCATCACCCGCCGTGGAGCTTGCGAGGATCAGACCTTGCGGCCTCGCGCGCGTCGTGGGCTCCAGAGCGCTCCAGAGATAGTGGTCTATTTGCGTCCGGACCTCATCGAAAAAGATCAAGTCATTCGACGTACCGCGGGCAGCGTTGCGGCTTTCCTTACTGCCGACGTGGTACTCGCGGTGCTGCCCGTACAGGTCGGAGCGGATGCCCAGGTACCGCGTCACCGCGAGCTCCGGACCAGCATCCGGCTCCAGGTCGATCATCACCGGTTCATAGATAAGCCTAGCCTGCCCGCGATCGTAGGCGACGCCTAGCAGGCTGACCCACGGCGGGATTTCCCGAGCTGTGAGCGCCCACCCCGCGATCATGCGCAGTAGCACGCTCTTCCCGTTCTGACGGGCCCACGAGATTAGATAGAGCCGGTGGACTAGCCGGCGGTCCTTATCGAACGCGAGCGCTCTGTCCACCGCGTCCCGCTGCGCCCGATCGAAGGTGACACCGCGCGACAGCGCGTACCGCTCGACGTCAGGTCCCCATGACCCTACCGCCGTGTCAGGGAGCTCCGTCTGCCAGCGTGGCGCGATGATCGGGGTCCGCGGTCCGTCCAGGACGACCGGACGCGTCGCCCTCCGAGATCGTACGGGAGCCGGCGTCTTCCGCCGGCG